CCTCGAAGCGAGAGTCCACAAGCTGCTTCCAGGCAATGCGACGACCGCGCTGGTCGCCCATCAGCCACTGGATGTCATCGCGGCGGCGCCTTTTCTTCAGGCGCTCCGCTTCCTCCTGCTGTTGCTGCAGGATTTCGTCGTCGTCGAACATTTAGGCTCCGAGGATCTGGCCGAGCGCGTTGTCGCCCGTGATCTGGGTTTCGGACAGGAGCTTGGCGGCCTGCACCCCATTGGCCAGGGCCTGCTGAGCTTCGGCTGCTTGCTGATGCTGGGCGCGCTGCTCGCGGATGGCGGCGACCTCTTCGTCGCCGCGGATGACGGTAGGCACGACACCGATGGCCTCGCCGTATTCGTCCACCCACTGGTCGGCATCGAACTTGTCGCGTACTTCGGGAAACGCTGCCGACAGGTTGCCGATGGTGGAGGCGATGCGCTCCAAGCCGGTGACAGCCGAGGCTTTCTGCGCTTGGGCCAGGATCGAGATGTAATCCGCCTCGACCACGGTGTTGCCGATCTCTTCTGGCGGCTCAGGTAGCAGCGGCTCCCCTTCGACGATCCCGGCCCAGATAGGCATCGACTGGCGCAGCATGATGCCGAACACGCGCTCGATGATTGGGTCCAGGCCTTCGTAGTCGACGCGCTCAACCACAGGGCCGAGCATGGCCATCTTCTCTTCGCGCCGGGCGTTGATCTCGGTCGCGGTCCTGACGTCATCCATCTGGCTGATCATCAGGAACAGGTCGGTGTAGAAGGAGCGCCTGATTCGGGCCTCATGGCGGGCGATCTTGGCCTCGA